CTTATATCCCAATTACCACCACTAAAAGAAAAAACTGTATTACCAGCACTACCTGTAAGGAATTTTCCTGTTTGATCACCACCTGATGATATGAATGAACCCGATGTTGTTAAATCGCCAAGATTGGTGAGACTCTGTCCATTCCAATCAAAGGCAGCACCAGCTTGACCAGTAAGAATTGCAAAAATCTCAGCAGCAGTCTTAGCTGGAGGATTATAAGTTCCCATTATACTCTTGCCCCTGAATCTTCCACTGCCAATATTGTAATCTTACCATTATTCCCTACACCAGCGTTTTTGAAATATAAGGTGCTTATATCTATTTTACCCCATCCGATACTACCATTTGTAGCAACAGTGAAAACTTCTACTCCTGTCTTACCTAATAGCATTGGGTTTGTCTCAACAGAAATAACTACGTCCCTGAGTGACTTTTCTGCTGTCTCGAACCTGGTTGCGTTGTCATCGGTCATTGTCATCGTCTTACTGTAAGTATCCCCCCCAGCCCTATTGGGGCAGCCTGTACCCCACAGGTAACATCCCCCAATACCAACACTTGTTTGTGGGCAAGGCAAATTGTAGTAGGGGCAAAATTGTTGAGAATCTACCATTAGCTTCTCCTCTCAACCCATTCAGTATAAGTAGGCGCAAAGGTCTCCACATGCTTGATAAATCCTATTGCCGCGCTCCCCTTCCCGGCAGCACCAGCCATATCCACTTCAACATAAGCCCCTTGCCAACCTGACCACCCTCCAGTAAACGCTATAGCTATATTTACAGTGCTATCGGCTAGATATGCCTCTATTACAGTTTCTTTGTTTGTCCCATCGTAGAACCAGATGGATAGGATAGATGCTGTCTTTTTCTCAGTGGTAATGATGAGATCAGTCAATTCAATATATCCATTACCTTTAGGCGTAGCTAGTCTCGTTGTATCTACGGCACCTAGAGTAACAGCCTTAAATAACCCATGTAACTTTTGGGGATTACTACTAACAAGTATTTTATGGACTACGCCCTCAAACTCCTGCGGAAAGACGTATAAGGGATCGCCATTTACATCAACTAATTCTGCTGGTGTCGCCATTTAATCTTCCTTAAAGAAGCCCCAGATAGAAATATGAGCCTCCCCACCAACTGTAACATAGTCCACCCCGACAGCTTTCTTGTTGTTTAGAATCAAAGCTCCGTTAAAGGGAATCTCCATATCGGTATCGGCTTTAATTCGTACACGTTCAATGACATCACCTTGAGTGGCTTGACCTGTCTCGTCCGCGATAGCGGTAGCATAGGCGGTAGCATCCACATCAAAAGTTCTATTCAGGCCTTGGCCAACTACGACAGTGCCAGTAGGGGTGTAGTCGGTTGTAGGAACATGAATTTCAACCTCTGTCTCAGTATCCCCATGAAGGATAATCTTGTGAATGTGGAGTTTCTTGGTGGCATGAATGTTTCTAACTGAGAGTATGGTATCAGCGGCATCGTAGTTGTAGGTCTCAATAGTCCATATAAACGACTCCCCAGTCTTTTCGGAGATAAACTCGAACTCCGACTCTATCATCGCTGATACTAATAGTTGGTCAAACGTTGTAACGTCAGCAATTCGACCGCCAGTCTTCCCAAATATTCTCCAGCCCATTTTAGTCCTCCTTAAATTCTAAATCGCTCATCATAGATAAGTGCGCCAACATTAGAAGTAATTCTATTACGAATTCCTTTAATAGTTCCTCTTTCGTTACGGTACCCATGCTATATCATCCCCCTCAAGTTCCAGGTCGCTCATCTTAGCCAAGCACAGGTTTATGTTTCTCAGAGTAGATATAGCAATCTGCCACAATTCCTCCTCAGTCAAATTAGCTTGGTCAATTATATCCTTGAGACTCTGGGTGAGATTGGAATACCTTACCCTGCTTAGAGGAATGCCCGGCTCTCCCTCTGGTACAAATCTTGTCATATCTCCTTACCCATTGCCCGTTGACCTAATACCCAGTCCTGCCACACCCTCAGAGTCAGGACATCAGCCCCCGGTATGCCCCTTAAGATAGCCCTCTGTTCTGCTTGAGTATGAGTGGCTAGCCATTGCCCATATTCCCTTAAGGTAGGTATGGGCCCAGGTAGTTGCCTTGCAGGGCCCCTCTCCTGTAATGTAGGCTCAGGCTCTTTCTGTGAACTTATAGGTGAGAAGTATTGGCTGAACAAACCTCCGGTAAGAATCTCAGTCTGGTATACCGCACCCGGCCCCGCTGACCAGTGAATAACTTGAGCAGTAACACGGACTAGAGCATTAGCAGGAATAGTCGGCTTCCAAGCTACCGCAGCATCTTCATAGAACTCAATGGTATCTCCTGCAGCAGTTTCGCCTGCCCAAACAAAGACGTACCCAGCAGATGGAGTTGCTTGATTGCGCGGATGGAAGGCTCCTACCATTGAGGGGAGGTCTTGAATCTTATCTGTTCGAGTTATTACAGTAGTAGTTGAACCCCACGAGCCAGATGACCGCCTTCTATGACGAATAATTACAGTACCAGTTGTCCCACTACGCCACACCACATTCAAACTATCACCTGTTTCAAGGCTTGCGGAAGCATCCCCCTTTCCTTGCCCACCAGCATCTGTTATAGCCTCTTGAGTTTGCCATACCCCTGACAGACGCTTTCTGTATTGTATGTTATATACTGTGGTGTTAGTCCCCCAACCTTTCCCTGACCACACCAAGTCAATATCTCCGTTGCTATCTATGGCAATGGAGCCAGTTGCCTGGTCTGCGTCTATATCCGTTACTAACTCCTTTGACCCAAAAGCACCTGCTGTACCTTGCTTATAGAGCATCTGGTTCCTTGCTCCATAAGTACCGTGTCCTTTACCACCCCAAACAATGTGAATAGTGTTAGAACTATCAATGGCAAGGTCAGGAAGGGTCTGATCTTCGATGCCAACTACTCCCTCACCAATATCCTCGGCACCAGACCAAGAACCACTACTCCTATTCGAGTATTGTATTCGAGTAAAATTAGGGCTACCTCCATTATCAAAGGAACCTCTCCAAACTACGTGAGGAATACTAGAGGAGTCAACAGCTACTGATGCGCTGAATTGGGATTCGGCCTCATCAGTAATACCTTCCTGGCTACCCCAACTCGTAGTACGCTTCTTATATTGGATATTCTCTACAGTGTCATTAGTACCCCAACCCCTACCGTTCCAAACTATATGGACATTGCCATCAATATCTACAGCTAGGGCTGGCCTCTCCTGGTCGTATGCTTCGGTGGTAAAGGATACCTGTTCCTCAGTCCATGTAACTCCATCATCCGTAGAATAGGCAAAGAATATCTGGTTTCGAGAACCATCACTATATCGGTAACAGGTAACATAATCGCCATTAGGTCTCCTGCCTAATTTACGACCATTCTGGTCTGTGAATCCTATACCTGAGACTTGTTGTATTTCGTAAGTAGGCATTATCTCGTATCCAATATCCTTACTCTGTCATACAGTTCAACCCGAGGGTCAAATGGTATAACTGTTCTGCCTGCAAAGGTCTCGGCTAAACTCTTGTTTAGTTTGAAGGTAGCCAGGGCATCGGCAGCAGCCTGACTAATTCCTCTACCGAATCTATGAATCTCAAGGTTGTGCATATACTCCCCTGTGTAAACGGAGTCAGTCCAGTCATCACTAAATGCCTCACCCTCAACAAAGGAACTCCAGTCTTGGTCTTCGCTGGTATCGCCGAATACCTTGACCCTATTAGGGATTTTGAGGAACTCCCTGTCGGTATTCTCATAGAATACATGGCCATCACTCTGACTGGAGTAGTAGGTTTCATTCACCGAGTCTGTGGATTGCGGGTAGATTATCTTGAAGGACAAACCTGCATCTGCCCTCAGGTAAGAACCAGTGTACCCTAGTAGCATTGCAATAACATCGACAAAGGTGTCATAGTTAGCAAGGCTGGTCTCATTACTATGACCTGGGGCATCCTGATTGATTAGGGGTCTCTCAGGGTCTTTGACTGGTTCTAAAACAAGACTATTGATTATACTATCATCCTGATCTCCGAGAGCATCAAGGGTGAAGTCGTATATCGAACCTGTCATATTATAAAGAAACGTCTCAAGCAAGGCTTCTAATATCCCATAGATTGTCTTACCAGTAAAGTTGCCGAAGTTATCGTTATAGAAAGGAGCAGTCCCTATCAGGACAAACAGTTCCCTGAGTACAGCCCACACCCCCTCAAGCTCCAAGAGAACTTTGAGGTCTTTCTTTCCATTCTTTGACCCACCAGAAAGGGTGTGTTGTTGTTTAACCCATAATCGAGGAAACTCCCCATACCTTAATCCTGAATCAGTGTTAGCTCCTAGTCCGAGGTCAATATAGTAGCCAACTAAGGAAGGTACAGCCAGGTCATCGTTACGAAGTTGAATCTGACAATACTCATCAAAAGGTTCCAGTCTCAATGTCAGGCTTTCAGAGCGGTTGGTGGTAACAGTTGGGTCAAAGGAATAATCGTAGGTCGTCCCCCCATCCTGAGATGTGAAGACTAACCTTATAGCGGGGTCAATATTTCCCCCAATTTTTGAAAGTAAATCAGCGTGTAAGCTTCTCATCCTCTCGTATAAACCTGACTTGTCCGGTATTTTCTCGGTACGCTACGCCTTAGTTTGGCTTTGACTCTTTCTAATCCGGCTAATCCCGAGGCCTCCATGATTCTGCCGGAAGAGGCTATCTGAAGCTCACTGGAGACCTCTTGGAGGTTGACCTGTACCTCTCTGACTTTGGCAAGTACCCCACTAGCTTCTCCCGCTGCTAGGTTTAAGTATGAATTGGTATTAGCACGATCAGCTTCAGCCTCCCTGAGATAATTTTGCCCAGTAGAGGCAAAACCTAAAGCCACATTAATATCAGCATTAGCTAGTGAGATAAACTCAGGCGCACCACCAGCCACTGTGACTGTATTGGCTAAAGGTTCACCCTCTGCTACGGCAGTTTTAGCCAAGCCTATTTCAGTGACCAGCTTATCAAACTCAAGGTTGGCTAGAATGATAGCTGCCGGCGCAAGCCCAGCCTCAGTTCTTCCTGAAGCGATATCTGTAAGTATCTGTGTGATTCGAGCAGCAATGGTAGCCGTAGCCGTTGTAGCCAGAGCAATCGTAACTAGGGCTGCGTGAATCTGCTGGTAGAACTGCATCGGCTCTCTAATAGCAGCCAGAGCCGTAGCGTACTCAATGACATAAAGTTCTATCATTGGATTGGTGAGCGTGGACTGAGTGAAGGTAACTACCACATCGTTAATAACGTCACTCTCTAACCCAGGATAAAAGGTGACAGTCGCCTCGTTAGAAGCTATAGTAGCATCAGCCGTTACTCGGTATATCCCCCTTGTGCCAGCAATAGTAAACTCTTGGTCGGCTTCTATCGTGCCTGCACTCTGGAGGTCGTCAATAACGATTGAGGTATCCCCCGCCGAATAACCGGCAACAAGGTCTACCGCTCCAAGGAAGTCCGTTAGCTGGCTAACCCTTTGCTTCACCTTAAACCAGATATAGACCTCAGTGTCGGGCTGAGTGCCACTGGTAACGACCTTGCTATCCCTCACGGAATCTACTTTAACCGTCAGGATAGTCCCGTCTATGTCGTAGTTGCGTTTCTGTCCTTTGGGGTACTCCAGTTTGTTGATTCCAAGATAATCGGTTACGTCAGAGATATTGATTTGGAACTTGGAGGTACACTCATTATTGTAGATTTCGTAGGTCTCCCCGGAAGCCATAATATCTTTAGAGAGAGCCACTGTGGTAGAACTGGTAAAGGTAACAATCTCAGCCCAAGTCTTATCCCTTGAATTAAAGACCATCTTGCCAACATCACCAGCTAAAAACTGAGACTTGGTAGCATCAACTAGGTTCCCTGATGAGGTGCTTGAAGCCGTCCCGACCCGTGACTCAATGGTATACGTCTCCATCCTTTCGTGAGGGAAGAACTGGCTCACCTCCCAGATAGCATCAACAAGCTCTTCGTCAAGTTCTGTGGTGGCGAAGTTGGCAAAGCCCGTATCTCGGAGGTTTGACCCAACCTTATCCTTAATCTGAGTATATGTTCTCACTTCTTCCTTTTCTTCTTATGGGATGGTGGATGTTTGGTCATTTATGTTCTCCTAAACTCCGAATAGATGTCGTTCTTGGTTGCGAATACTGGTTCTTTCGTCAACACTAAGAACCTTGTTATTGACTATCCTCGCCAAGGCTATACCTCCATCTAGTTCTTCTGAAACACGCCATCTTCCTAAGAGAAGGTCAGCCCCCTCGTTATCCGTAGCCCCCCCTTTACCTGCGTCAGTCTCAACAGTACCATCATTATCAATAATCAGGTCAGTTCCATCATTCATAAAAAATGCTAAATGCCAGTTCCCGTCATCAACTGTTATCCCTGAAATAAATAACTTTTCGACATCACTTATCCGATGAGCTAATTGAAGAACGCCAGCAGGTGAAGCATTACGGATCGTGATAAAGAAATCTCGATTAGTAGTTCCATCATCTTTAGACATTAACCCACCTGTTTCACTTGCCGTATCAGAGGAGAAAAACCACATAAAGATTGTCCAACTACTACCGAGGTCTAATGAGGAGTCGGCACCGCAATTTACATTATCACCAGCATCTTCTGTAAATTTCAGATACCAAAGCCCCTGACCTGTCTGTGCCCAGGTAGCCCCTGTTATCGTGCCATCGTTACCTTGACCACTTCTGTCCCTGATAGTTGAACTGTAGTTATCATCCTGCCCAGGTAGCCAGAGGACAGTATTGGCATCGGGGCGGAATTTAAGCCCCCAGTTTGCCCTGGCATAAGTATGTTCTAATGCTCGATTTCTCATTAAAACTGCTCAATGTAAAGGGTTATATCCAGCCACTCCGTTGCTGTGTGTGTAGTTGCAGTTACAGCTATTGCTATAAGATATAATTCCCTTTTACCTGGCTCACAAATAAACAATAGAGGAAGATTGCCAGTTGTTGAAGGAGTAGATACAGCATAGGAATTATCACCCCTGGAATGTAAAGCAGGCAGAGTTATCTCATCCACCATAAACGGCCCATCCGCAGGATTGGGTGAAGCAGCAGCAGCGTTATCGTCCAGTTCGCTAGTTGGGTACTTAGTGTAAACCTGTAGACCTATTATGTAGTCCTGAGATTCAACCTGAGTATCTGCCGTTACTTGAACGATTCGCCCAGCACCACCGGGGACACGAACTACATCATGGAATGTCCAGGCCGTTCCTACGCCATCACTATCACTTTCCGAAAGCACATCGCCGGCAGCATGAGCACTGCCGTTAGCTTCTAGTTGCTTACGAACCCGTATCTTCTTTACTGTTATTGAACTTTCAGGAGCGATAACAATACGGCCTTCGGCATCTACTTGAACATAACGGAAAGATTTACCGTCAGCCATCAAGCCTTTAAGTTTTGAGTATGGCATATATAGCCTCCTTTGTTAAGAGGGGGAGGGGAAAAGCCCCCTCCCTTCTTACTTTTTATTTAGCTTTGTAGAGATATGACCTGCGTAGTGTCGAACTCTACCCACTTCACAGACCAGAACCAACTTGGCTGTGGGGAAGCACAGTAAGTGTAGATAACCAAGCTGGCTGGGCCGATAAGCTCTGGTGCGTAAAATTGTTTCGCTGACCAGTGAACCCTAGTTTCATTGGCATAAGGCTTTGTTCCCACATCTTGGTCAAGCATCGCACCATGCAGTGTGATGTCATCAGCGTTAGCATTAGCAACAATATCGGTAGTCCCCTCGTAGAATGGGCAACTTGAACCACCAGGTCTGTCAAACCTCATATTCTGGGGTGTGACTAAAACACCCCCACTAGAATAGCGGGTTTTATCCGATAAGGTGATTAGAACTGTAATTACACCACCACCCACAGTTCCACCTTGATTAAGTATAATCTCCAGTGGGACTGCCGTCCTGCCCTCGGGCACATCCAGCAAAAGGGCAGGGTCAGTATCAGAGAATGACGCTGAAGCTGTCCCCATTGCAGCAGCAGTCTCCCTGGCCACATTGCTGGCTATAAATACTCTACCATCAAAAACCCACTGCTGACCTGCGTCAATAGTAACCAGTTCAGACCTTCGATTGAGCCTTATTTTCCCTACCGCCCCTTCACCATCCAGTTCGTAGGATTCCTGTCTAACCGCAGTTCTGATTTCGTCTGCCATTGTTTCTCCTTGCGTAAGTCTCGATGAGCACTATACGCTTGTTTTAGTAGGCGTTTTAAGTCCACCCCTAAGACTGTTTCTGTGTATGGCCGCTAACAGGGCAACCAGTTGTGGAAGGTTCATATTTGCTTTCCCTACAGTAGAAACATTTTTCAACAGGGACTTCCACCATAGGAGTTTCTACAACCTTAATTACAACTGGCTTTGTTACCCTTGTCTTCCTCTTTTTAGTTGCTGTAGTCATTCTTTCCCTCCTCTAAGCATTGGCTGCAACGAAACCATTGATTTCATAGTTGCCAATTGCCCTTCCTGCGCCATCGTTTTCGAGGTCTAGTGCCAATCCAGAAGCTCTGAGATAGTTGCCAGCAAAGACAATAGCACCCGCAGTGGCATTGTCGTCAACGCAGATAGCCATAGTTTGGCTGCCATCACCGATGTAGTTATTTTTGAAAATTGACCCGTATCCTTGGGTAACAGTTGACGCAATCGTAACGCCAGTGAGCCCCGTAATAAAGCAGTTCTCAACAAGGCAGTTATGGAAGTGTGTCCCTTCAATCTTCATGCCAATGTCTGGCTCGGTATCAAGACTGCCACTAGAGCCAATGAAACAGTCCTTAAAGATAACGCTGCCTATTGCAGTAGTTACATAGATTGCAGCAGTTGGGTTTCCTGTGGCTGCTCCGTTAGTCATAAAGGAACAGTTCACAAACTCTGAACGGTACATACTCGCAATTTGTAGGCAGACTTCATTAAGACCAGCCTGGAATTGAATGTTGTAAACGCCTAGTCCCCGAACAGTAGCAGTAAGGACACAGCCGCTTTCGGCAACGGTATCTGAGCCAATGCGAGGAATACCCTGATTGGTACCACGAACATTAGCACCAAGACCAATGATGTCGCAGTAGAGAGGAAGTGAGGTTAGCTTGGTGTAAGCTGTCCCCGTTCCCTGCACGATAATCTTATTCCTGATATAGTCATTGGTTGTGGTACCAGGGTGAATTAACCGTGAGGCTTCTGACAGCGTTATGGCGTCACTCACTTGGGCTACTGGGTTGTTCCACGATAAGCCATCAGCCGTAGAATTACCAGTGATGTTATTTACGTAGTAGGTTGTACCGCCTTGGTCAAATGAACCATTCCACGAACCAACAACTATTGCTCCTGGGGCAAAGACCAACTCTCTGCCTACATTTACTTGCTGTCCCATTAAATTTCTCCTTCAATTATTTATTTTAAGAGGCTTGGAGCGGAATACACCGACCTCTTCACTGGGGGTGATTAAGGCTCACCCCCAAAGCCTTTAGATTATGTCGAGTAAGTCCATGTACCAGTACCAGGGATGACAAACCAGTTTGTGCCATCTCCGATAACCGCTGCCCAGCCACCGATAACCCCAGAGAGAGTTACGGTAGCCCCGACAATTCCAGCACTGGTAGTACCTCCCACTAATATGGAGGTAGCCCCTGCGATTACAAGGTTGTTAGCCACATAGGAATAGAAGTAGAATATCTTACCCTCGCCATCCGCAACGGCGGGTAGGGTATAGGTGGTAGTCCCAGCCTTTTTGTTGATGAAGAGGATGCCCGAATCACTGGCATATACCGTCACGGCGGTAGTGTTATTGGTATTATCGTTTATCGCAATACCCCTGAACGGCAAGCCGACTTGGGCTACATCCCGTTGTCCCTGTGATCTAGTAGTCATGTTTTTCTCCTTTTCTCTCTAGAAATAAACCCTCTTAGGGTCGTGTTCTAACTGTGGGTGATCTCTGAAAGTTGTGTTCCTTACCTGTTTTCTCCGTGAGGGGTAGCCCCCTTCCCCTGTGATTTTAATCATTGGGGGTGCGGAGAACCTGTGTTCCATCGAAGACCCGCATTCACAACTCACCTCAGTCATCCTATTCAGTAAGACTTCAGTTTCGTTTCCACAATCTGAGCATCTAAAATCGTAGAGAGGCATTATTTATTTCCTTTGTTTTCTCCCGTGCAGACTAACAATCAACTTCCTTTGTTCTTCTTCAAACGCTATATCTTCTTCGGTTCTTTCTCCAAACTTGCGCTTGTCCTTTCTCTCTTGGAAACTAAAAGCTATATCTGCTTCTACCCTCTTAAGTTTGAGATACGGGTAGAGTGTTTTTAGAAACAGATAGGACTGCTTGGCTGCGAACTGTAACTGATAGCAGGGGCGATTTTGACGGAATACCCCCCTATTCATTGGGGAAATGTTACCTCCGAATGCAGTTTGGGTTTCTACTAGTATTTCTAGGTTAGTGTTCACTAAACCACACTCCAACTTAATACCCTTTGGCATCCTCTTGCCAATATAGTACCGAAGGCAAATAAATCCCTCCCCATCAAAAAAACCTGCCAAGTAAGCCGCTTCTATTTCTTTCATTATGTTAAGCGAGGCGGGTGTAGATTGGTACGCCTGAAATATCACGGAGCTCGACCACACCCCACAGAGCCGTAGTATTGATAACAATCTGATGCTTTAGGGGTTGTTCCACCCTATCAACATCCAGGTTTTGCTGGATAGCGATTGCCAGGGCATCTCGGTGCATATAGACACCATAGCTACCAGTTCCACTTGTAACGGCAGTCAGGTTATTAGTAACCAGGAGGGGAGCACCATAAATGTCCTTCCGGAACATACCCGTTACAACCGCATCGCTGGCAAAGTAGTCGTTCCTCGTGAACTTGTCTATCTTCAGTATGTCCGCCTTCACCGAGGGGTCACTTACCCAAACCCGATTCACCTCTGGGACATCCTCTTCATCTAGCTCTTCCACAGCAGCAATTAGTACATTGTCCGTCCATGCCGCCCCATCACCACCCCTGACTGTGCCTCCGTTGAGGGCAGAAAACAGGTCGCAGAGAGTGCTGTCTATTTTCTTGGATATTGCATAGGCCGATTCATCCTCTGACTTGCTGACTAGATTAACCTGAGACTGCCGTCTGGACATATAATCCACAGTTATAGGTGCCTCAAAGTATTTGTCTATGGTCAGCGTTACAGCTGAAGTATTAAACGGATTCTTCTGGGTCCCCTCAGTTCCTATCGTGACCTCTGTAGCAGCTACGGTGTTAGTTGCCGGGATATACAGGGTATCCCCCATTACCAACTCAGGTTCATAGGAATGGTTCACAACAGGTACAACAACCAACTTGTTTTTTAGTGCAATCAGCACATTTCTTGAATACAACTTTGGGATGAATTTCTTATCGTCCAACCCAGACGGTATTCTAGCGCTTATAGCCATTTGTCTTCTCCTTGTTTACTTGATTTTGCCCGCCAGCCGAGCTTTCTCGATTGCTCCTTGATTTTGCGTATACTCGGCATCGGACATATTGTCAATTTCGGCTAGAGTAAAGGACCCGGCACCCCCGCCACTATCCGCACCAGAGTCAGTTTTTGTCGGAGGCCTTACCTCCTGTTTCTTTGTTTGTAGATTAGCAAGTGCCTCTATCGCTTCCTTGGAACCGTCCGTGAACTTTGCAGCGTCAATGAGTTTGTCAGCATCTACATTAAGCCGAGTAGCGATTTCCCTGGCAGTTTGAGTTTTGGTTGTCTCTACACTGGCTGTTTTTATCTGGCTGAGTTCCTCATTGGCTGAGTCCCGTTCCAGTTTCGTGTCATCGAGTTCAGCTTCAGCTTGCCTGCGCCTTATTCTTTCCTTGACCTCTTGTTCAGAACGCATTTCTGAGCTCCCTTTAGCAGCTTCAAGGTCAGCGTCATCCTGTTCTTGCCTCATTTTCTTTGTCCGCTCTAATGCTGCTGTGCTTGCATTCAAAGACCTCTGAGCATCTCTAGAGGCTTTTTCAGCTTCTGCTTGGAACCGCCCGACATCTGCTAATGCTGTATTTTTGCCTTTGCGTTCCGCTTCATCTAACTGAGTCTGGGTGTACTGGGGTTCCTCTTTTGGAGTTTCCGTCTCCCCCTCCGTGAGTTCTACGTCACTAGGAGCATCTAGTCTGTCCGTGGTCATAGTAACCTCCTAATCTTAATAACAAAAAAGCCGCCACTTTCGGCGACTTGCGCACGTAAAATGACGGCTACATCGAGCACTTTTTATTCTTTTATTAAATTACCAGACGGGTAGCCTACCAAGCTATTACACACTACAACATTATAGAGTGCTTGTCAAGCTTACCAGTTTATGAGACTGATAAGGGAGTTTCCCACTATCGAATATATTATGCCTTTTACACCTCGGACAGGGTATCTCTACTCTACCCGCTAAGTTATAGGCAAGTTTCTTTCTGCACTGATCACATCTCAAGAACCCATCCCGGTCTATCATCTCAGCAACCCCTCAAGGCCTCGGATATTAGGTGCAGTGGTTTCTGGGGTAGTTGGAGCAGAGGGTGTTATCGTCTCTGTCTTCTCAACAGCAGGTTTATAGCCATACCACCTAACCAGAATAGCATCAATCTCTGGATTATCTATACGGAATTGTCGTCTTGTCGAACTTGGCGTGGCAGGCAATTCCCAATAGGGATTTAGTTCCTTCTTTGCCCTTAGATATTCTTGAATCAAAGGAGGATGTGTAGTTAAACCAGTATTTCTTTCCACAAAATTCTTTTGCTCTGCACTCCAGAAGTTCTCATATCGCTCCATTATTTCGTCAAGTCTATCCCAATCCACTCTGCCGGAAGCAGTTGTCGCCTGGTCAAAAGCCAGATAATACTCAGCTAATGCTCTGTCGTTAGGATCATCCGGCATATCACGCTCATCCTGGAAGATATTTAACGCCCTATTGATACCTGATTTCTCATCATGCCTCGCTTGCTGTATCTCATTATATCTATCCCTGAATTGTTGCGGAGTGATTGTCTTATTCACAAACTCTATAGTTAAAGCATCCTCTTGTGAAAAATACTTCTCATCAACCTCAGCCCACATCTGGCTGGCATCTGCCCAAACTCCCTGCCCACTGCCCACCATCAATCCGGCTATATCAGGGTGCCGTTTCTCCATTTCTGCTTCCTGCCAGTTCTCGGCATACCTATAGCTCTTGCCTTCAGGGTTGATGTCAGCATTCTCAGAAGACTGGAATAGTATATCCATTTGGTTATACGGACTACCCCTGCCTACAATTCCAAAGACTTCAGCAATAACTGATTCTGGCCTCCCCTCTGGAATAGCCTCCAACGCTTCCTGTATAGATATAGGTACTGCCATTTCTCCGAGTATTGCCTGAGTTATACCAAGGGGCGTTCTCTCTAGGACATCCCCTTCCCAGGTTCTATATTCTCCTTTAACTAAATAACTAGCTATAATATCAGCAGCTCGAATGGGGAGACCCGCCTTAGAGACAAAGAAATTCCTTATCTCCCTCACTGCCTTATCAAAATCACCTTGCGAAGCATAGACACTACTCCTCGCCATTGCTCTAAAGTACGGATAGAAAGGCCCAAAGGGGTTAAAATACGTCCTACCAATTGGTACTTGCATCCAATCAGGAGCAAATGGATCATCCATATTGGGCAACTCTTTCTTTGTAGCCCAAGATACCCCTATCAGGATGGCTAACCCTCCGGCAATTAAGGAACCCATCGCCCTACGTGCTTCCCTTCCTCCCTGTCCTGCATTTACTGACTGCATTATTATACCAATATTGGCCCTGAAAAATCTTGCAGCGAAGAAGGTTAACTGTTCTATGGTGTGTTGGGTCGGTCTCACCCCCAGAATGGCCATTGACTCAGTGCCTAGCTCTTTTCTGATAGCGGAGCCTAATTCAACTAAAGCATCCATGGCCTCTTTTTCCAACTCCACACCAGCAGGTGTAATCTGGCCTTTTGCCCTGCGTATGGCACCAGTTCTTGTTGATTTGTATAATTCGGTCTGCCCTACTACGATAAACCACTCAAACGCTCGGTTAAAAGACTTCATAAGCCCACCAATTACGGGGATCCTGGTTGGGAGACTGGCTAACCCCCCCCTAGTAAACATAAACTCTGTTGGGATAGAGATTGCCCCTGTCCTCATACCTTCATCCATTACCGGGAAATTCTTGGAGACAAAGGCAGTGGGTTCGTGTATCAGGGCTACGACTGCATTAGCCTGCGCCCTCCACCACGCCAGATTATTCCGATAAAATAAGCTCTGCCCTTGTATAAACCCAGCAGCAAGGTCTACGTTAGTCAGGGTAGTTCTTAAAAGTTGCGATACGGCTAAGACATTGCTGGTAACAACACCTCTACCTGTTTTAATTTCAGGTAAATCTATCCACTTTTGGACTTCGTTTACCAATTCTTGAGGAGCAATCCTGCTGTTAGGTAACTTCAGTTCGCCAATATTGGGCTGAGATGCTTGAATCTTCTTGTTAAATAACTCTCTCTGTGCATCAATGAAATCAGCCTCTGCTTCCCTGAGAGTCGTTAGGTTCTCCACCGTCTTATCTTTAATGTATACTGCCTTAGCTTCATCCCTAGCCTGTCTCGCAGCCCTAGCCCCCTCCACGGTTTGCGGGTAGCGGCTCTCCAATCTCTCTAAAGGCTTCTCTACCCCAGGTAGAGCACTAATAGCTTTTCTGGCTCCTTGGTCAGCGATAGTCCTAATGCCTGCTTCCATGCGACCTTGAAGAGTCTCAAGGGGATGAGTGTAATACTCAAAGCCCATTGCTGCGCCTTCATCCACAAAATCAAAGGCTCTTTGCCGAGTATACCCCTTCTTAGAGGTGATTTGGCTCTGAATCTTCCCTCCCAATAATTTGTCTGCTGGGGCTTTAGCAACTATTCTTCGCCAGTAATCGCCAGTGAGTTCGACAGCATCAACCCCCGCTCTCTGCGCATCACGAAGTATTTGATTCTGCATATCCTGAGCCAATTTAAGCAACGCCTCTTGCTCGGTAGTAAGAATGTAATTCTCAGGATGTTCTACTAAGTCATGTATGGTAGCGTGGTAAGGTTTAGACGGATCAGCCTTATCGGATATTTGAACTTTAGTGGCTCGCCACTTCTGGGTCACTCGCTTGAACTTGAATGCTTTTTCAGCATCATGCCACCAGCGTAGAGTAGCCAATCTAGCCCTACCTGTTTCTATTTCGATGTATATATTCTTATTAACTCCTATCATAGCTACTTTGTTATCTCTGTTCATTTGTGCAGGATTCCAAATAGCTACTGCCTGTGACACACCGGGAGTGTTACGGAGGAACCGCTTAATAGGGGTATCATTCTGTAGGAGATTTTCACCATGCTCATTGAAGGGCTTAACCTTAAAGAGTAAATCATCTTCACTGATAGGCTTATTAACATCCATTGATGCTGCTCTTTGCTCTGGGGTTAAAGCTCTCATGCCCTTAGCTTCTCTACTTAAATCTGCCAATGTTCTCGGCCTACCTGAGACTGGTTCGGGTGATGGGGGCATATCATTTGGTGGAGGTAAGCCTTTCTTGGGAGGCTGTGTCGGTGGAACCTCAGTAGGTTGCGGTGGAATAGGCTCTACTTCTCCGGTAGGGGCTATCCCTGTAACCTCAGCAGGCACTTCTGCAACCGCCTCGGTGGGTGGGGGGGTGACTTCAGGAACCAAGCGCCTATCAATAACTACTTGGGCAGGAAACGATTTGGCACCAAGAGAGACAAGAGCATCAAACCGATTAGCCCCCTCTAATATATATGCGCCCTTATCATCAATCACTACGATGAGCGGTGTTATTTCACCAGAGGTTTCGATTTCATTCGCAAGTTCGGTACGTGCCTTACCCTCAGCAGCCTCTGGGAAAGCCGACATAGGAACTTCACGAATATCTGCCAAGACTTCAAACTCTTCCAATGATGCTTCTATAGATTCTTGATTAGGAATTGGCATCCTTGTTCTTCTACCATCAACAATTTCTCCCGCAACAGGATAATCGCGAGCAACCATCTCAACTTCAGGCACCGCTTCAGGGACAGGTGCAGCAAAACCCTCTTTCACCAATTCTGTCTGAAGCCTAGCCTCTAATGCAGTAGGAGGAACAACATCTGGAGCTGTTTCAGGGATAACCTTAGCCATAGCCGATTTCTCTGATTCGGTTAAGTTCTCGAAAGCCCTCTCACCTATGGCCGCCTCAAGTCCCGCCCTTTCTGCACTAGCTACCCGTTGGGCTGCTGTCATAGTATTCCAGATAGCCACTGTTAAAGCCCCAGGCTGAGCAGGTAGGCCACCAAAGGCCAGCGCCCCTGTCTGCGTGCCCCTTGGAATGATACTCGATACCTGAGTACGTATTAGGGCTGCTACCTCCTCCTCCATTCGACTCACGGCCTCTGGAGATGCCTGGAATCCCTTTGGAGTTCTCCTAAAGATAGAATCTACAAACTGCCTCCCCATCATTCTGCGTACCGTTTTGTCCTTCATTATAGTATCAACAAAACTATTCAGAGTATCTTTGGGAATACGTCCTCCGGCTAACTGTTGCGCCTGACGCATTGTATAAGTTCTGACAAGGAACTGCCAGCCAACCCTAGTTGCCTGTAAGCCACTGTAAGTCAGTAGAGCAAGGCCAGCAATATCGGTAGCAGATAAACCTCCGCGCCATAAAGGGCTATTAACCAAGCCAATAATCCCTTCAGTATTGGCCAGTGATTCCCTTCGTATCGCGGCTGCCTTCTGCTCTGATGGTACATTCTCGATATATTCCTGATGTCTTCGCTCCCACCATCCAGCAGGGTCAGTCAGAAATGAAATCCTCCCTACTATCGCTTCAGGAACAGCAGTTCGCCTCTCAAGGATAAGACGGTTAATCTCTTCATCAGAGACATCTCCCACCCGTAGAATCTCGGCTACATCTTCATCGGACAATTCTGGAGGAAACAACTCATCTATCTCCTCACCCTTAAACCCAAAGCCCTGAAGCATTATCTCAGTGTCTCTAGTCCTGCCTTGTGTCTTTAAATCAGCCAGAAAAGCGTCAGGGTCCGCATTAGCAAACTCATCGACTTTAACAACCACATCTTCAGGGCTCTTAGCTTCTAGTGCTATCTCAGGGAACCGTCTTTCAGTAGCCTCAAGGAACGTATCCTCATCAATGGCAGGTAGTTCAGATTGAGGTAATACGCCCTCCCCTATCTTAATGGGCTTGGGCTTTCTAAATAACACATCTCTGGATAGTGGCCTTAAGGTCATTCAATTCTCCTGATACTACGGATACAGCCACGTGGGATTACCTCAAGGTCTACACAGTCTCCAGTATCACTGCGTGTTGAAGCTACCCTTAAAACCTTCCTGTCTGATTGCATCTTCCATCCAACTGTCACACATTTGGAAGGAGACGTTCGGTTCAAAGAATCCTCTGCACGCCAATTCTTATAGCCAGCTATATCATCCCATTTTACTTCAATCAACTGTCGTTTTCTCATTTAATCTCCTTTATCTTGGGGGGTTTGGGCGTTTGGAGTTTATTCCTCTGGAGGATTGTATCAGCAAGGGATAGGTTCTCTGGTTGGGTTTGAGTATCCAGAATATCCCTTATCTGTGTTCTGAATTCTTTCATTCTAAAGTGTGGCATTCTCTACACCTCCATCACTGAGTAAATCCTGTGGTTGTCTAGCACTCGTAGTGTCAAGGACATCCCTCAAAACGTCATCGGGTGATGACTTTGTAGGAGTTGGGAGGACTGGTTGTAATCCCCCGACCAATATCTGCTTTAATGTAAGACCCATTTCTTTAGCAGCCATTTCTGCTTTTAACTCAGCATCCTCATCACCCAACTCCCCTTCCTCTACCAACGCTCTTACAATATCGTATTGCAGTGTAGTTGGGAATACCCTTGCAGCCATCTCTATCAACAGCTGCCTTTCTTCTCCCGTATTATCTTCAACTTCCAAGATAGTAACACGTTTCGTTCTCTGCGATATTAAGCCCGGTTCAACGGATGCAGCCATTTGGTGTTTGGCAATGTCTCTACCTGGTGATTTAACTGTATAATCAAACCTAATATCATACTCACCCTCAAGGTCTGAAACCTTATAAGTCTGGCCGGCAATAATTACTTGAGAGGCACCGCTACTTCGAATCTGATCTATCATCATCTCGGCTACTCCGGTATTAAATAAACCTCTTGTCCCAAGTCTAGGCATAAACACTTGGTCCCGCCCTTCAGCGACCTGAATTAAAGCTCTACCTGACATCGGTTGACTAAATGTCCCTGCATCAAAGTTGCTGAGTCCACCTCTCTGTATTCTTACTTCAAGCATCTGATTCAACCAGAGAGCTTGCTCTCGAAACGCCCCTAGAGGCATCAACTCAAACCCTCCACCCTTAGGGACTTGTGTGACTGCCCTTGGGCTGGTAACCTCATCATGATCTGGGGTCTCTTCTAGAGGGTATTCGTCGGAGTCAGTCTTGAATTGTAAGGCATGGTCTAGCTGTTTTTGGTTTAAGCTTTGAAACAAACTAGCCAAGCGATTCACCTCAGGGACTAAATCTCTTATCATATAAAAGAGGCTTTCGCCTTCAAACTCAATCTCCCCACCGAAAGAACCCACTGGGACTATCTCAAGGATAACAGGCACATAACCATCCCCGCTAAAGTGAGACTTTATCTTGTGGTCCCTTTTCACAACTTCAGTGTTATCTATCCAGACTTCGTTATGCTCCCTTGTCCAAATGTCTTGGACTTCAATATCGGTATCAGTGTCTTTCAGGTTCACATCAGGGTATTCTGCCAAGATTACATCTCGTGAGCGTCTGGTTTTATATGATGTCCACCATAGACCCTCTTCATCTAGGCCGTAGGTCAGGTTCAATGGGTCCCAGTATCGCAGCTTGGGTATTAACTCATTAGTCTTTGGGTTGATATCGAATATAACTCTAGCAGCGCATCTCCCTTTACGGCAGTTCTGTTGGTCAGTGAAATAATTTAAGGGCAACTTCTTTTGCCTTGAAAGAGCCTTATTGATCGCCCTGAAACCAGCCCTAATGATTGCCTCAACATTCTCAGTCTTAAACCCCTTATCCTCTGATGTCACAACTACCTGCTCGCTAGCAGCAGCTAGGGCAGCTTCTACGTTAGTTGCAAAGACAGGAATATCATTAAGAGTAACACTTAAGGCATTGGGGATTGGAGACTGTTCTTTACTAGCATCAAGGAGAATGTAAGGTATGAGATTGACAAGATCACGATCATCCTTCATCCTTTGAAACAATCCCTGCCAATCATCTTCTGTATTCTTGGCTAGTTTCTTATAGTCTATATCAGCCATCTTTATCTCCTATCAGTGGTTCCCATGCAGAATAGCCATTTGCGTTAAACCAAGTAATAACTGCCGAGCCTGATAACCTTTCAAGCCCCTCAAGAGGCAACTCCCCCTCCACCTTGAGGACTACACCTTTGGAGGTTTCATACTTCTGGATAGCCTCACGCAAGTCAGTCGCATAGGCACAAACACCTTCCTTACGACAATACTCTTGGGCTTCGATTAGTGTTTGCCCTGCCTCAAGAAAGACCACAACATCATCACAACAATCACAGATAACCTCCTCTATCCCCGCCCGTATCTCCTCCTGCCTGGATTGCTTCCCATAATCAGTGTAGATAGCTGGTTGGGGCTGTTCATACTCAGTGTATATCTTTTCCTGCTTGGTCATTTCAATAACTCCTTGGCAGCTTCTATCAGTACTCTCACAGCGTTGGCCTTGCCTGCTGCCAATAACTGCTGACCCAGTATAAATAACTGCCACGCCGTTGGCTTGCTCATTAATCCCAAAGATGGAAAAACCACTTAACAAACGGTTTCATATTATCCTCAAATATTTTAAGGTCTGCTTCAGATAGTTCAATCCAGGATTTAACTTCTTCACTTGAGGGCTTCCTGGTTAATATATCTGCATTGGTGCCCATATAATATTCATCTTTCTCTACTCTCTTGGCTGCCTCAAAGCCCTCTATCATGCGGTCGATTAGATAATCCCACTTTTCTTGAGTGGCAGCTTCCCCCCATCCAGGGCACCCATGCAAGTCCGTCTTAAACTGCTTGAGCATTGGAGGCATAATCTCAGTCAGGTAGCTGGCTATGGACCAACAATCACAGTCCGCATATCCTCGAAAAGCCCTTTGCCAACAATGCCGCACCCATAGAAAGGTGGAACAGACATTTTTCCAAAATGTCGATGGTTTGTAAAACCACCTCAGATAACTTGGCTTAAAATAATCATTCATGGCTACCTAACTCATTCTCCATCAGCTTCACATCCCTCGCAATACCCCTTATCCGACCTATGCTTCAAGCAAGTCCAGTGTTCACAGTCAGGTTTAGTACAGTGAAATAGCTGATAGTGGTCTACGTGCTGTACGGTCCCTTCACTATCCGTTAATTCACAGTAACAACACGTCCCTACTGGTACGTTACCTGCAATAGTAACCATCAGATGCTCGTTCATAATTTAATTCCTTGTTACTCTAGCCAGAGGACTTCCACCTCTGGATGTGGATTGTTTCGCTCCGTTGGCCTACAGCTTTTTCTGCTGTGTAGGTTTCCAGTCTGCTTCAACCCGACCTCATCATACAGTCTGTGAGCACCGCACCTCTTCTTGGAGTGATTCCCAACCTTTTGCATTGCCCTTCCAGGCAACCATTGGGGACCTGTTAATTCAGGCTCGGCTGGCCGTCCAGTCTTAATCCACTCACGCACCCTAGCGTCTTTAACGATTCCGCCACTAGAGTTAATTCCTAACGACATATCTCCCCCAGTGATAGTCTACCATATTCCTGACCGCACACCTACCCGTATGCTCGCAGAGCACCCCACAGTTAAGCGGAGGACACTCATCCCAGGCTATCTTACTAATTATATCATCCAGCCTGAACCACTCCCCATGCAGGTACTCATTGAGTAGAAACTGCTTTGACTTGTTCACTCCTCCTCTATTGGAGTAGATATTGTTTTGGTTCTTTCATACAACTCTCTATCAGGCACTAAGTAAGATAAGCGCATAGCATAATCCTGTTTAATTGCAGACAAGATTTTAGCAACTTGGTGCCATTCAATATCTAGCCCGTACTCGTCCGAACTGCTACCCTCAAGCCCAAAGAAGGCAGAGAATCTCGATATCAGGTTCATCTTGCACTGTCCACAAATAGCAGCATGATAATCTCCTCTTCTATCGCTACCAAACCAAATGGCTTTACTATCATCGTAACCACAAGGCTTATCACACTTAGCGCACGTTACATCATCTTGACTCATCACTTCACCTCACTCTTAGATAGGAAGAATTACTCCCTGTAGTTGTCCTGATTTGCAGAGAGTGAGACTTCTTAACGGACAAGAACAGTCTCTTGCATAGTTTCAATCTTAACCTTTCGTGCCATTTCAGGTTGCCAGGCACTAAGTAATCCCCATCAGGTAATCCAGGACTTAACACTAAATACATCACTTCACCTCTGTCGCCAATCGAGCACTCATTCCCTTAAGACTATTAGTAGGTGTCTCCAGTGAATCAATCAGTTTCTCGACCGCATAGCATAGGGACAGGGCAGGCTCCTTATTCTCTATAATACATTCATAAACCCAGTCTTCAAAGAGGGGTAATGCTGTCTGGCAATAACCAGGAATAGAAAGGGCTTCATAATGTGCTTTCAACTTCGGCACCACCCACTTGAACAGGTGGGCTATTCCCGATTCTGGGTCAGTGAAGTCGGGCAATTCACTCTGTGGCCAATGGCGACCGTCAGGTGTTATCCAAAATTGGCATCGGGGATTATGATTACAAGTGGGACTACGATAGTTCTTTAACTTGAACCCTGCAAACTCAAGTATCTTCTGGTTTATGTCCATTATTCTCCTTAACCATAACACTCTCAGTATAACCACCGTATAACATCACTATATTTGGCCTCCACCTGGAAAGATGATTAGCTATGTAATCCAAACCTTCTTGAATAGATGCACCTTCCCTTACAATTACTTTATTGGCAAACGGATTAGCCCCGGAATACCACCACCTATGCCACTTCACATATAATCGTCTTCGCCTATTTATCATCATTCTCCCTTAGGGCAGTAATAGTCTAACCCCACTCCTCCCCATCCCACACCTTACCGTGCTTCTCTTTCATTACAACCTGGATACCAGCCATTTCCTTCGTGAGCCAACCAAATCGTTCTTGAACCTCAGCACATTTCCTATCATAATCCATCCATGTCAAGCCACTCATCGGATGCAACTCGTCTTGAAGGGGGAGCCAGATGGTACGTGAGGTTGTAGGATTAACAGCGTAAACCAACTCTCCACGCCGTACTATATCGCCTTGTTTGGCTTCAGCGACATAGGTCTGCTCTTGCATCCCCTGTATCTCAGGGCAATCGGCCATCTTGATATAGGTTTCGCTAGTATCCATTACTTCTATACCCCCTCCTCGTCTACTACAAGGCTATCTGCTATGCGTCATAGGTTATTTTAATATCATGTATATTACTAATGGCATACATTCGCACCACCCTGTCGTTTGCATCTTCTTCCCCCTGCCTTAGACAGAAAAATTCCCCATCTTGCCAGAAATGGGTGACGCCCTCATTCGTCACAATTACCCTGTCATTATGTAGTGTTACAGCAACCTTCATTATCTTACCCCCGTAGTATTATACTTATAGCCTCTTGTATTTTTATCCTAGCCTGTAGAAGTAACTCCTTGTCTACCTGCTCCTTCGATGTAACCGCTGGAGCTTCGGCGAGCGTCTTGGTGAGCAAGTCATCCACTGACCTCAATGCCTCTAAAACATTTGCGTTCATTCTATCTCCTCCATACCGTCTGGCTGGTTCTCGTTCTTACCGATAGGCTGGTCTTGTACTTCTGGCCTACCCTAGAGAGGTAAGAAGCTACCCCGTACCGCCTAGCATCCATTCCGTGACTCCATTGGTGTGTAGTATCATCACTAAGATATACAGCACCGCTCCCCGGCTCTTTCCTCTTTAAAAACTTGTAGTTTCTCTGTTCTTTGATACAGTTAAGACTATCCCTGGTCCAGTGTTGGTAATACTCGTTGACCCTCTTTATTCCAAACTCCACACTCCCCTTACCTTTTACTGTATCTAAGATATTCCAACCGAGTTTCTTTAACGCCACAAATGTCCGGTCTGATTCATTTGGGTCAGGATAGATAGGGGAAATCCTGCTAACCTGACAAAGTTCCATTTGCCTTGAAATCTGGTCATTAGTCATTCCCTTAATAAAAAACATCTCTCCGGAGTAAAGTCTCTCACCGATGATAGTGTTTTTAACTAGCACTGTAGGATCTGATTCTTTAGTTGCCCCACCAAAGTCCAGCCCATAGAAATAGTCGCCTTGGGGCAGCTCATCTACTTGCTCAAAGTAAGGATATACCAACGCCTCAATCTTGCCAAGTAAACCTAATTCGTAGATATTATGATAGTTGGGGTCTTTCCTGCCCAAGTCCTCAATGTCGTCCCGTTTACCGAAAGGTATGACATCTAGGGCATCAAGGTAAGTCGAGTGGTCGTATGCCCACCTAGGGTCTTCTAAGTAATACTCGTGGACCCAGAACTCACTTCTAGGATTCCAGTCAATGATAATAAATATATTAGTCCGGCTGATTAACTCCTTGGCTACCTCCCAGGACAGAGTATCCCCTTCATTGATAAATAGAATGTCCCTTCTCATACCAAGTGCCTTCTCATTGTCCGCACTCAGGAACGTCATAACTCCCTTCCACCCTTCCCCCCTGTAGATATGGTCTGTCTGGTTATAACGTGCGTTGTTCTCGGAGCTTTCAGCCAGGATATTAAAGAAGTCCTTAATACAGCCACCCTTTAAGTGAGGGATGGACTCAGACACTATATCAATATCCAACTTACTGGAAGCTTTGCTAGCCACCACATACAATGCTTGGAGGGTGGAGTAGGTTTTAGAAGAATATGTTCCCCCTTCCAAGAGGATACCCTTCTTACCATCCTTCATGGCTTGAAGAACAGCCTCGTAGACCTTAGTAGTCTTTAAGGTTATCTCGGTGTCAGCTGTCTTGGTTGTCATTTAGTCTTTTCCCGCCTCTGTCCGAAAACACCACAGACAATGACGAGTTATACCCAACCCAAAGGGGGGATCGTGGACCACCCAATCATGGAAAGAAAGAAAGCATAATAGTCGTCTTATCATCGTGCCCCCTATATATAGTACCTAGTTACTTCCATACCACTATATACGCCCTATCATCCTCATATACAAGAAACTAATAAACCTTCGCCTCTTCTCGATAGTGTGTCTGATATGCTTCATTGCTGCAACAAATTCCTTGTCTCTCGGTGATAAAACAACCAATTGAAACGCTGATTCTTTCATTATTCCTCTCTATTAAATATCCCGAAGTCCCCCACCCTCTCGGTGAGTTCCTTAGCCTTTTCGCTGGAGACAATGATATTGACCACCCTGTTGTCTTGGTAGGTGGCTGGTGAGTCAGTGTAGAGTTTGTCCATTTTGTTGAGCTCCTGGATGGCTGCGATGTTGGATTGCCTACTGATTCCGAACTTACCCTCAATCGTCTCGCGGCCAAACTCTGATAGTTTCTCTTCACGTTCAGCGACTAGCATCTTTGTTGAATTTACAGCCGGAAGACGTAGCTCCTCGATTCTTGCTTTCACCTTGCTGTCAGCCGCCATCCTTGAGGCATTCTCGTCAATAGTAGAGGAAAGTTGCTTTGCAGAGTATCCAGCGGAAAGATAAGCCTCTCGTTGTTTCATCCCAGAGAAGAGATTAAGCGCGAAGCTCTCCTGCTTCTGAGTAAGCATTATCTCCCCACCTTGTAGATAAAGCCGGCCAGCCTATTTGAAATCAATCTAAAAAGCAAAACCCCGGCAGCACAGCAAGCCAGAGTCACACCCATCAATATAACACTATGGCCCGTAAGAAAGAATAGGTTTATAAGTTCTGCCATATTCTCCTTGAGGGGCCGGGGTATGGGAGCAAAACCAGGCGACTCTCCCAGCATTTTGTACCCCCGGCGCTCCCAATTCAGTGAAAGCAGGTGATCCCTTTCAAATAAAAGGTAGCACAGGTTCTAATAGTTGTCAAGTATAACAGAGCGTTACGGTGTTATTTTATAACGTTATAGTAACGCTCGTGTGTAAAACAAGAATTCTAGATACAGGCAGAGGTAATGAGATTTAGAATATAGCCCCTGCCCTCCACTCGCTATCGCTTTAGAGGCTATCGCTCTTGGTCTAATTATAACATACTCCCGAACCCTGGGAAAGTCAAGCCCTCGTAATACTTAGGCATGATATTCGAGGATAAGGCTGATTAAGGGAGTATTCAAGAGGTTAAGAGAGTTATTGCACAACCCTATTAGATAAACAAGGATTAATCACATTGACAGGGTAGTTATTGGGGGTGTATAGTATGGGTAATTAAACATTGGAGGTTAAAGATGAGGATAGAAAGGGACCCGTTTAAAGGTTATCGGGTATATCTTGGTGACGGGAAACGTGGTGGTTACAAAGCAAATGATGAGGAAGAGCTTATCGCAGCAGTCAAGCATCACTTTGGAAAGAATGAGTTGGGTGAGATCCCGGGCTGCCCTCTTTGTAGGGCAATTCATGCTGAAATGGCTGCGATGGGGAGAGGGTCGAGTTGGCGCTCTGCTTAGAGAACAAAATGAAAAAGATGATATGCGCTAAATGTATCAAGCCAATCCATAAAAGGTCGGTATGGTGGCTCATCGGAGCTAAATATTACCATCCTGGCTGTAGGAGGTAAGGAAATGAAAGTAACAAAAGAGGAAACCTGGACGATGGGAGAACTGGAGGATTATCAACTAGAGGAATTAGCAAGGCAGATAGGGGAGGGTTATACTTCAGGTAGACTTGATGATGAGAACGCTAATATCTATTGGGAGCTGAAATATAACGTGTGGAAAGATTAAGCTAACCCCTTGACCCACTGCCCCTTAGTCTCATCGACCGCTAGGGGGCAGCAGTGAGCGGGTAAGCTCTAATAAAATAAAGGACGGTGAGTAATGAGAGTCCATATGCAGTTCATCGACCAGGGGGGATTTATACACTTTGGGACGGCTAAGAGTAAGACAGCGGCCGTCAAGAGCCTGAAGACCCTCAAAGAAGGCACCGAGATACGCTGGACGAGCCCAAATGAAGTAATTGTAAGCCAGCAATATATTAAATAAAAGGATGGTGAGTGATGATTTGTGTAAAACTTTCTGAGGATAACAGCGCGTATCTGCATATCAAGGGTGCGCCCGATACGATGTATGAAACACTCTGTGGTTTCTGTGATACTGATGGTTCCAAGCAGTATGTCAATGGGCTACCTGATTGCCCAACTTGCTTAGGAGTGCTCCGGTACTGCAAAGGACTACGTTTAAGGAGGACTAAATGACTGACAAACAATTCCGGGCACTACTGGAATACTACCCGAGAATACTATGGAGGTAAACTATGCGACTCGGTAAAAAACAAAAGTACGTCTTAAAGAAAATGGCTTTAAATTGGGAACTGGGCCGGGACTTGGCTTTCCGTGGAACTCCTTGGCTTCAAGAGGGTGGCTGTGGGTACGGAGGGGAGACTGACTATTCTATAAGTTCAAGCGTTCTTCAGTCTTTATATGTTAAAAAGTTAATTAAGGTCGCCTACAAAAGATTCCCTCTGGAGGGCTACGAATTAACAACCTCTGGTAAGGCAATTGTTGAGAATATACTTTAGTCAGCGCACCTCTATCCAAACTAAAATCATCTCTGCCTCTCAAACTTACCTTCCTCCCATGAGGCTAACATATCCTTTAGTCTACACGGCTCACAAAGGATTCTACCATTCTTAACATCAAAGGCCAATTCAGGGTAGTTGACCACGGGTTTAATGTGGTCGGCGGTTAATTCAGCGGTGCTACCACACAAGCAACAGCGATAGCTGCCCTGGTTCATAACAGCATAGCGCCATTCTATATACCGCTGCCCTCTATGGCTCTTTCGACTCTTGAAAAGTACCTGGTCTCTTTTCTCCCCCATTTGTCCTCCAAATCAATACTCCTGCTAAAATCACCCCTGCTACATACAGTACCCAGATAAAAGCTATCTCAAAGATATATTGCCACTCCATGGAAGTATAAACAATTATTGCTCTAGTCAATTCTGCCGGAGCATAGATGGTCAGAATAATAACCAGTAAGAAGAGTTGTTTTTTAATCATCTCTTCCCTCTTCAAACGGATTGGCTCCAGCCACGTACACCTTTGGGTCTGAGAATAGCATCCTGATTCCCACACAGTCGGGAGCGCATAAAGGTGATTCCCCGCACCATTTACAAGGCTTCTTTCGTTCTGTACAACCTACATCCGATTCACAGGAAACCATACCATCCTCATCGGGCTCACCCCACGGAATAAGCTCATTACAGTAGTCACAACGCCAGCCATTCTCTTCAGGCGAGGGCTCCATAATCATATGCGGATATAGCCGCCACTTCTCACTATGCTTATCCCACCATTTATCTTGTTCCATCACTCCCCCCTCTGGTCGTATTGAGCCTGGGCTATCAACCCCCACCGCTTTTCCTCCCACTCTGCGTCAGTCATCACTACATCTTCATATTCATCTTCCCACTGCTCATTCAGTT